GGTTCTGGGATTCCGTTTGCACCGGCTTTGGTGGAGTATGGGACTGAGCAACTCTATAACCAGATAACAGTGAGCTCACCTGCTGGGACTGCTACAGCTAACGGTGCGCTGTCTCAGACTCGCTATGGGATCCTGGAACGCGATGTGCAGACTTTGCTTTCTACACAGACTCAGGTGGAGGATTACGCTGATTTTCTGGTGGGGCGTTACGATGAACCTGAGTATAGGTTTGCACGCCTCGCTGTAGACATGAGCAACCTGAGCTCTGCACAGAAGGCTTCCATGTTTGCCCTGGACATGGGCAGTGTTATCCAGGTGAAGTTCACCCCTAACAGTGTGGGCTCAGCGATTGAGCGTTATGGTCTGGTGATAAACATTGGGCATAGTGTGAGTGCTGATGAGCACATCATGACTATCGGTGTGGGCTCCCTCCAAACCTCTCTCTTTGTCATTGGTGACTCAGAGTTCGGTACAATAGGAACAGACGCCCCAGGCGTTTTGGGATTCTAGGAGGCATGGATTTTGGCTGGTGCTGGGTTCAAGCTTTTCCAGAACGGTGATGTGTTGCTTGCTTCTGAGGTGAATACTTACATGATGGAGCAACAGATTATGGTGTTCGCTGGGACAGCTGCGCGTGAGGCTGCAATTACTTCACCTAGCGAGGGCATGTTCGCGTTTCTGAAGGACACAGATACTTTGACTTATTACGATTCAACGCAGTGGAGGGACTTCTAATGGCTGCAGGCGGTTACAAAGAGTTTGTGGCAGGGGAAACCCTTGATCAGGATGAGATCAATGATTATCTGATGCAGGGGATGTTGGTGTTTGCTGGGACTGCTGCGCGTGGGTCTGCTATTGGGACACCTGTTGAGGGACAGTTTTCGTTTCTGACTGATTCTGACACTGTTGAGTATTATGACGGTTCGGCTTGGACTGCTCTCTCTACTTCGCCTGGCGCAGCAGTTGTTTCTGGCACTACCGGTTCACCTACTGTGGGGACTGTTAGCTCTGGTGGGACAACTTACAATGTGTATTCGTTCACTGGATCTGGTTCGATTACTTTCAGCGAGGCTGGGTTTGCTGAACTGTTGATGATTGGTGGAGGTGGCGGTGGCGGTGACGGTTACGGTGGTGGTGGAGGTGCCGGTGGTTTTCTTGATGTGACTTCTGCTTATTTCGCAGCTGGGACTTCCACAGTTGTTGTTGGTGCTGGTGGTGCTGCTGGCATACCAACTGGAAACGAAGGTGCACCTGGTAACAATGGTCAGATTTCACGGATTGGAGATTTTTATTCTCCTGGTGGCGGTGGAGGGGCTTCATGGTCAAGGACAAGCGCTAACACTGTTCCTGCTCTTGATGGGTTGAATGGTGCTTCTGGGGGTGGAGCCGGTGGGTTCAATATTGGTGCGATCAAGTCTGGCGGTTTGGCTATTGCACCTTTAGGAAATGTTGGTGGTGATAGTGCTAACGCTGCTGGCGGAGGCGGTGGTGGTGCTGATGCCGCAGGTTCCAATGCGACAACAAACTACGGTGGAAATGGTGGGAATGGTTCTGCCTCCTCCATAACAGGCTCAAGTGTCACTTATTCCGGTGGCGGTGGCGGTGGAGCTTTAGTTGCTGGAAGCGGAGGTTCTGGTGGTGGTGGCGCTGGTTCAAACAGCGGTAGTGCTACAGGCGGAAGCGCTAACACTGGTGGTGGCGGTGGCGGAACCAGTACAGGAACATCGGCTGCTGGTGGTTCCGGTATTGTGATTGTGAGGGTAGCGGTCTAATGGCTCATTTTGCGCGGATAGATTCCGGAAACAAGGTACAGGAAGTCATTGTGGTGAACAATGATGTGCTCCTGGATGGTGAAGGTGTTGAGCAGGAGGCGCTTGGTCAAGCTTTGATTGCTTCCCTAGGCATGGAGGGGACTTGGTTGCAGTGCTCCTATAACGGGAGCATGAGGGGTGTGTTCCCTGGTTTCGGTTTCACTTATGATGCTGAGCTTGATGAGTTTGTTGCACCTGTTGTAGAACCTATCGAGGCGTAGATCGTGAAGCTCTCACAGCCCTGGCCTGAAGGGTACACTGTGAACGTTCGAAGCCCATTTGGGTGGAGGGTTCACCCTATAACGGGGAGGCGGAAGTTTCACCACGGCATTGATGTCGCTCTGCCTGTGGGGACACCTTTGACGGCTCCTGCTGATGGTGTTGTGGTGAAGAAAGGTAACGGGCCTTCTGGTGGTGTGACTTTGATTCTGAAGCATGAGGACAACCGGCACACTGTTTATTATCACCTGCAGAAACCTTCTCACCTGCTGAAGGGGACACGGGTGGAGCGCGGTGAACTTATCGCCTACTCAGGGAACACGGGCGCGAGCACCGGCCCACACCTACACTTCGAGGTCAGGCGCTCAGCACGCTGGGGTGACACGGTAGATCCCATGCCTTACCTCGAGGCGGAAGAAACTCCAGAGCCAGAGCCGGTCAAGCCTGAGCCTGTGGAAATCCCAAAACCCCTCCCACCAGGTGTCCCCATAAACAAACCTGAACCGGTACGACCCAAACCAAAATGGAAACCCTCTGCAGCACTCGCTCGCGGATTCAACCGGATTCGGAGGGCAGCCAAGTGACTGAGGAACACAACGACACAACAACGGTGAAGGTGTCAATGCGCGACATTTACCTGGAAGTCCAGCGCCAAGGAAAACTGCTGGAACAAATCGCCTCATCATTGCCAACACAGGAAAGCAAAGTTGAGGACCACGAAAACCGCATCAGGAAATTGGAGCAACGCATGTGGCAGGTCATTGGAATCTTCGGCTTCCTGGCCGCAATCGTCAGCCCGTTAGTAGCGGTGATGACCGCGTGAGAGGATGTTGTGACTGTGATCCGGCGTGCGATAGATGCCTACCTGAAAGGACTGAGGTACATCATGGCTAAACCCTCCTGGAAAAATCGGCGGCGCTACATCCTGGCATCGTTCATCATTGGCGCTTTCATGCTCATCGGCTCCACCATTGCTGCACTCACCGGCAACATCACAGACATCAGCGACCTGGTGACTGGTGGTGTAGCGTTGATTACCCTGATTCTCACGAGCTACATTTTCGGTGCTGTGTGGGAAGATAAGTCACTACATAAAGGAGAAAACCCTGATGGATAAACTGAAGAACTATTTTGACTACTCGCTTGAGCGTGCGGTGAAAACTTGCGCTCAGGTTGCACTCGCAACAATCGGTGTAACAGCTGCAGGCATCCTGGATGTGGACTGGGTGCAGGTGTTGTCTGTGTCAGCTCTCGCTGGGGTGATGTCCCTACTCACTTCGGTGCTCACCTACGATAAGGCTGCACAGTAATGGCAGACCTGGTGGAGAACCTTGACGGCTACGCTGTCCCTGTAGATCCTATGGACCTGCTCGCTTGCGACTCTTGCCAGTGATACACTTTGAGTAGGCATCATGCCTCTCTTGAATGAACCCCTCAGCTTCTTCCACCTGCTGGGGGGTTCTTCTATTTTGTGACCTGTGCTCGAAGCCAAGCGCTGAGACTCATGCCTGCTTTCTTTGCTTCTGTTTTCATTGCAGCATATTCTTCGAGCGATAGAGAGAAACTGGCTTGCACTGATTTGTTATCGCTTATGGTGCGAGGTCTGCCAGGTGTCATTCGCTAAGCCAGGAATAAACTGTGCGCCTTGTGACGCCTGCTTTTTTCGCTAGGGTGCTGAGCTTTGTCCCTTCGCGGTATTGGTCCCTGACACGGCTTCTGAGCTCTGCTGTGACCTTTTCTACACGAACGAGCTGCCATGCCCTGAGGTCAGCGAGTTGCTCTAGTGTTTGATCGGCTAAATCGTAGTTCCCTGGAATAATCATGAGCACCACTATACACGCCGATACAGAAATGTGTTGCACTTTCTCTGTGGATACCGCTACACTCCTGAGTAACCCAAAGAAAGGTGGAAAACAAAATGGGTGCTATGAAGCAAATAGATGTGCAGTTCCAGGAGGCCATGCACCTTGCAATGACCTCTCATAACAAAGAGCTCGCTGACACTGTGGCGTGGTATCGAGCACACTTTGACCAGCTGCCTGCTGAACTAATGCGTGCGATCCTCACTGATGAGGCTTTCTTCCAGAAGGCTCTCACGGTGTGGGACAACACGCGGTTCAGTCCTAAGCCTGCAAGCGAGCATGTGGCTTTGCAGGTTCCCGTGGTGAAGCGGAGGGATCTGCGTGAACCTAAGCGCGTGAGTTACCGGTGTGCGCTGATGTTGTCACTGGTTGGTGTTGCACTTGTGACAGGTGTTGCCTTTTTGGTGGTGGCATTGTGAGGACAGGGTTAGCGTTCATAACTGTAGGTGTCCTGGTTGCCCTGATTGGGCGTAACACTGACTCCTATGTGATGGCAGGTATGGCTGTTCTGTCTGGTTTGGCAATGCTGAGAGTGAAAGGACTGGCATGAAAGTAACACTGCAGGATATTACCCCTGAGCTGATGCAGAAGCTCTCTGATCAGAACGATGAGCAGAGACTTCATGTTCTGACTAGGGAGGAGACACGCGCTCTGACTCATGAACTGGAGTACACAATCATGGTGGCTTCTCAGTTGCAGGCTCGCTGCCAAATGCGTGCGAAACGCCTCGAACACTTGGGGATGAGCACAACAGACATTGCTGACATGTTTGATGTGAATAGGAGGACTGTGGCTAAATGGTTGCGGTCAAGTATCGAGATTGAGGTGGTTACAACATGATGGATGTGCAGGTGGATGGGCGTGAGGTAATCGTGCGCCTAAAGGATGATGTGTTTCAGATGGAGGAGCCTGGGACAGTGTGTTTGACTATGAAGCAGGCTCAGGTGTTGCGGCGTGCTCTAAACGCACTGAACCACTACCAGTCCCTGGATGAGGAGGGTGAGGATGGCTGATGCACCGGTGTGAAATAAACCAGTCAAGAGATTGCGACTCCCAGACCAGACACCTTGAGGATGTTGGCTGGTGTTGTGAGCCCTGCTACTTCTGGTTCCGCGGTGGCTAACGCTCAGCGGGGAGAGTCCCAGCCCACACCCCATACCGCTCATCATTCTCTGT